CTCGATGAGAAGCTTGATGACTTCAACCGGCGCGTGTTCTCGCTGCAGGTTGACGGCTCCAAGACCGGCCTGGAGTTGCCCGGCATCGTTGATGAAGTTGTGACGCTGGCAGAAATTAAGGGCGACGACGGCGCCAGCTACCGCGCCTTTGTTTGCCACACGCTCAATGAATGGGGCTACCCGGCCAAGGATCGCTCAGGGCGCTTGCACAGCGTGGAGGAACCGCATTTGGGACACCTCATGCAAAAGATTGCCGGCCCGGCCAGACCGGCGGCGGAGCGACTCGACTTTGCACGCCCTGTGGCCGCCGCGGCTGCAGCTACTGCCATGACCACCACTACCGCGTCCCCTGACGCAGCAATCACTGAGCCCACTTCATTCAACCCGATTCAGGAGTCCTGATCATGACTTACTTCGATTTCAATTCCGCTTCCGAGCAAACTTCCTTCGACCTGATTCCCAAGGGCAGCCTGGTGCGCGTGCGCATGACCGTCAAACCCGGTGGCCATGATGATGCCTCGCAAGGTTGGACCGGCGGCTATGCCACGCGCAACGTCAACAAGGGCTCGGTTTACCTCAACTGCGAGTTTGTGGTGATGGAAGGCCCCTTTGCGCGGCGCAAGATGTGGGCGCTGATTGGCCTGCACAGTCCCAAGGGACCCGACTGGGGCAATATGGGTCGCACGTTCATCAAGGCGATTCTGAATTCGGCGCGCAATGTGCACCCGGCTGACAACAGCCCTGCGGCACAGAATGCCCGGCGCATCAGCGGCTTTGCCGATCTGGATGGTATCGAGTTTCTTGGCAAGGTAGACTGGGAGAAGGACCAGAACGACGAGGACAAGAGCGTCGTCAAGTCGGCTGTCACGCCAGACCACAAGGACTACGCAGCCGCTATGGGCGCACCACGCGCTGTGACGACCGCACCCGTGGCGCCAGCACCCAATGCCTATGCACAGGCCACAGGTCGGACACCGGTTCCCGGGCGTCCGAGTTGGGCGCAGTAGGAGGCGAGCACAGCATGCTGCTTCGTCCCCGACAAACCTTGCTGGTCAAGCGCACACTGGCGGCGCTTGAAAAGCATGGCAATACGCTGGCTGTGGCTCCGACAGGATCTGGCAAGACCATCATGTTGTCGGCCGTGGTCGGCAACCTGCTTACTGACCCTGATGCCAAGGCCTGCATTCTTGCGCACCGCACCGAGCTGACCGGACAGAATCGCTCCAAGTTCTGCCGCGTCAATCCGGGTGTGAGCACCTCGGTGTTTGATGCCAACGAAAAGTCCTGGCACGGGCGGGCTACTTTTGCGATGGTTCAGACGCTCTCAAGGCCGGCACATCTGGAGAAAATGCCGACGCTTGACCTGCTGGTGATCGATGAGGCGCATCACGCCGCATCCACCACCTACCTCGATGTGATCAATCAGGTGATCGCAAGAAACCCAACGGCTGTCATTTGCGGCCTGACCGCAACGCCAAACCGGGGCGACGGTGAAGGCTTACGTGATGTCTTTACCAATGTTTCCGATCAGATCACTCTGGCCGAGATGATCGCCAGCGGCCACCTGGTGCCACCACGCACCTTTGTCATTGATGTTGGCGCGCAAGAGGCGCTGGAGCGTGTGCGCAAGACGGCCACGGACTTCGATATGGAAGAGGTCGCATCCATCATGAACAAGCTTGTCATCAACGAACAGGTGGTCGCGCACTGGAAAGAAAAGGCGGCGGGGCGCAAGACCATCATCTTCTGTTCAGTCGTTGCACATGCCCAAAGCGTTTGCGAAACTTTCAAGGCCGCTGGCGTGCACGCCGTGCTGGTGCACGGCGAGTTGTCTGACGATGCGCGCAAGGCGCGCCTGAAGGACTTCGAGAGCGGAGCGGCTCAGATTGTTGTCAACGTTGCCGTGCTGACCGAAGGGTATGACTACACCCCCACGGCCTGTGTTGTGCTGCTGCGACCGAGCTCACACAAATCCACTTTCATTCAGATGGTGGGCCGTGGTTTGCGCACTGTGGACGCCGATGAGTTCCCGGGCGTCATCAAGAGCGACTGCATTGTGCTGGACTTCGGTACTGCCAGCCTGATGCATGGAACGCTGGAGCAAGAGGTCAATCTCGCTGGCCATTCGCACGACGGGGAGGCGCCGACCAAGGTTTGCCCCGAGTGCGGCGGAACTGTTCCGGCTGCCGTGACGGAGTGCCCATTGTGCGGCGCAACTTTCACCCGAGAAGATGCTGAGCAGGAGTTGATCACTGATTTCGAGATGGTTGAGATCGATCTGCTCAAGCGTTCGAATTTTCGGTGGTGCGATCTGTTTGGTGCCGACGATGCCTTGATGGCCACAGGCTTTAGCGCCTGGGGCGGTGTGTTCTTTCTCAATGGTCGTTGGTACGCCGTGGGCGGCGCGAGGTCATGGCATCCCAAACTGCTGCTGGTAGGTGAGCGCACGGTGTGTATCGCCAAGGCCGATGACTGGATCAATGAGCACGAATCAGCCGACGCGGCGCACAAGAGCAAGCGCTGGCTCAATGAAGCGCCGACTTTGAAGCAACTTGCATTGCTGCCGCCGGCGATGCGCGCTGACTATGGATTGACTCGCTATCAGGCGTCCGCCATGTTGTCGTTCCAGTTCAACCGCTTGGCCATCGCCAAACTGTTGCATGCCGCCAATGACGCCCATAAGCACCATGACCTGGCGATTGCATGAAATGCGCTGTTTGCTCGCGCGAGGCAAGAGGCTTTGGTTGGTTCAACCCGCACGTGCCGCGCAGCAACCCCAAACGCTACTGCGACAAGTGGGTGTTTTGCTCGCGACGTTGCCAGGAGGCGTTCTCTCAAATCTTGAACAAGACGGAGGGGCGAATGACAGATCCCAGTGAAATGGAAATAGCCGCCATGCGCTCGGCCCTTGTCCCGCTGGGCGAGTATGTCGGCGCCATCGGCATGGAGCGCTGCCTTGCTGACTACAGCATGGATGAGGTCCTGACGTTGATCGAGGTGGCGGTCACGGCCTATCAAAACCACATGCTGATCGAGCACGAGCGCGAGGCTGCCAAGGACCGTGCCTACTTTGATGCGGTCTTTGCGGCCCAGGATAAGGCTGCTGCCATGAAGGGTGGTCGCTGATGCTGGACTTCAATGCGCGACCCAAGATAGCGGAGCAGATCAGCAAACTGATAGATGTGGCGCTGATCCGTGAGCGAGAAGACGAGACACCGCGTGACTATCTGGGTGCTTCGCGCTTGGGTGTTGCCTGCGAGCGCGCCCTGCAGTTTGAATACACGCACACGCCACCAGATCATGGCCGCCATTTCTCTGGCCGATTGCTGCGCATTTTTGAAGTGGGCCATACGCTGGAGGATTTGGCTATTCGATGGTTGCGCCTGGCAGGCTTTGATCTGATTACACGCAAGGCACAAGGCGGACAGTTTGGCTTCTCGGTAGCCGGCGGACGAATTCGTGGCCACGTTGATGGCGTACTGGCTACCGGGCCTGCCGATCTGGGCTTGCGCTACCCGGCGATTTGGGAGTTCAAGACCATGAACGACAAGTCATGGCGCGACACGGTGAAGCAAGGCGTTGCCAAGTCCAAGCCGGTGTATGCCGCGCAGGTGGCTGTCTACCAGGCCTACATGGAAGCCAGCATTGCGGGTGTCGCATCGAATCCTGCACTCTTTACCGCGATCAACAAGGACACACAGGAACTCTGGTTTGAGGCTTTGCCATTCGATGGCGGTCTGGCGCAGCGTATGTCGGACCGTGCTGTGCGCGTGATCAGCGCCACTGCTGCCGATGAGGTGTTACCCCGCTGTGCCACCACGCCCACCCACCAGGAATGCAAGTTCTGCCCTTGGCAGGACCGTTGCTGGAGTAGTGCGTGACGGAAAACAACATCGTCTGGCTGGACTACAACAACGCGCCTGACCAACGCACTGACCTGGCCAGCGACACGCAGGACCTGCGGGCCAGTCTGCTCGACCGACTTGAGTCTGTTTTGGCGTACCTGTTTCCTAGCGGTCGGATGCGGGGCAACAAGTTCTATGTGGGCGATGTCGATGGCTCGCCAGGAAGAAGTCTGGTTGTCGAGCTCGATGGTTCCAGACGAGGATTGTGGAAGGACTTCGCTGACGACGAAGGGGGTGACGTGTTTGCGCTGTGGGCGCGCACCCGGGGACTGTCCACTCGGCATGATTTTGCGCGATTGGCACAGGAGATCCATCAGTGGCTTGGCTCGGCTCCAAAGGAGTTGTCGGTGCCTCGACGCGATGCGCGCAGCCCGCCAACGGACGAACTGGGCCCCTACACGGCCAAATGGGACTACTTGAGTAGCAGCGGGGAACTGATCGCCTGCGTCTACCGTTACGACCCACCTACGGGCAAAGAGTACCGGCCCTGGGACGTGCGCGCTCGCATGTGGCGCGCGCCTGACCCCAGACCGCTTTACAACCTGCCTGCGGTGTCGAAGGCTCGCAGTGTCATCCTGGTTGAGGGCGAGAAGTGTGCCGATGCCTTGATCCAGTGTGGCATGGTGGCCAGCACGGCCATGAATGGCGCCAAGGCGCCGGTGGATAAGACCGACTGGAGTGCGCTTGCGGGAAAGGCTGTTCTGATTTGGCCGGACCGCGACGCACCGGGCTGGGACTATGCGGAAAGTGCGGCGCGCGCCTGCACAGCTGCGGGCAGCACGACGGTTGCGATTCTGGTGCCGCCCACAACCAAGCCCGCCAAGTGGGACGCAGCCGATGCGGTTGCAGAAGGTTTTGATTGCGCGGCGTTCATTGCGCAGGGCGAGCGGCGCATCGTCAAAGCCGCAGTGACCGTACTGCCAACCTTCACGCTGGGGGAATTGCTTGATGATGATTCACCGCTGCCAGCGGACTTGATCTCACCGCGTGTTCTGACGCCTGCAGGCCTGCTGGTGTTTGGTGGCGCGCCGAAGGTGGGTAAAAGTGACTTCCTGCTTTCCTGGCTGACGCACATGGCAGGAGGCGAGAGTTTCCTGGGTATGTCGCCACCGCGGCCACTGCGCGTGTTCTACCTGCAAGCCGAGGTGCAGTACCACTACCTGCGTGAGCGCGTCAAGGAAGTTCGGCTGCCAGATCGATGCGTGCCAGATGCGCGGGTTAACTTCATCGCCACGCCGCAGCTGCGCATGGTGCTTGACGACGCCGGTCTGACGCAGGTTATACCGGCGATGTTGACGGCGTTTGATGGTTTGCCTCCCGACATCATTGCCATTGATCCGATTCGCAATGTCTTTGATGGCGGGGATGGTGGTGGCGAGAACGACAACGGCGCCATGCTGTTCTTCTTGTCGCAGCGGGTTGATCGCATTCGCCAGGCAGTCAACCCGGATGCCGGTGTGATTCTGGCGCACCACACCAAGAAGCTCAGCAAGAAACAGTTTGAAGAAGATCCGTTTCAAGCGCTTGCTGGTGCCAGCAGCCTGCGCGGCTACTACTCGACCGGAATCCTGCTTTACCGCGCTGATGAAAACCGCACTACGCGTGAACTGTTTTTTGAACTGCGCAATGGCGCCGGCATTGCGCAAAAGCATGTTGACAAGATCGAGAAGCAGTGGCGCGAGGTGGGTCGCGCCGAGCGGCTGGTGATGAAGGAATACGGCGAGCGCCTGGACGCTGAGCGGCGGCGCAAGCGTGATGCCGTATTGCAGATACTGTTTGAAGAAGCTGCGCTCGGGCATTGCTACACGGCCAATCAGTTTGCCGAGGCCTTTGAGGGCAAGGCCGCACTGGGCGGCGAGCGCACGATTCGTGAGCGAATCTCCGTGCTGGCAACCCAGGGCTATATCAAGTTCTTTCGCAACTCACGCGACTACGGCCTGCCTGTAGTCGGGCGCAACAAGTTTGGCTACTTGTGTGTCGAAGAAATGATGCTGCGCATGCCCGGCGCGCAGCCCGATCCGGACACCGGCGAACTGTCCATGCATGACTTTGCCGTACTGCCAACTCACTACAAGTGCCCACATTCTGGCGCCGCCATGCCGGTTGAGAACCAGGACGTGTGGGTGTACCAAGACGATATCAATGACCTGAAGGAACTCGTATGAACATGCATCTGTCCGCACCAAATCCAGTTGGCAAAGCCGTTGCCAACTGGGAGTCGGGTTTTGCCAACTGGATTCAGTTGGCAGACCCTTGCCAACTGGATTCCCTAATAAATCAACAACTTACGTTTCAGTTGGCACAGTTGGCAGTTGGAAAGGCGAAAAACTTGCCAACTGAGATAAGCCGTTGTTTTTATTCAGATTTATCGACATCTTCAGTTGGAGAAAACTCTCCCTCCTACTACGTAGGAGAGGGAACTACGGTTCCCTCTGACCTACGAAGGAGAGTTCCTGTTGGTGCAGTCCAGCCTGCCGAACCGCGGTTGGTGATGTTGGCAATTGACCTGGGTACTACCACGGGTTGGGCCCTGCGACCCCTTGACGATGAAATTGCGCATGGCTTTGTGAGTTTCAAATCGCAGCGCTTTGAAGGCGGTGGCATGCGCTACCTGCGATTCAAGCGCTGGCTCAATGAGATGAAAGCACTGGCCGGCGACATCCATGCCGTGTACTTCGAAGAAGTCCGCCGGCATGCAGGGGTGGATGCTGCACATGTCTATGGCGGCTTGATGGCCACCCTGACCAGCTGGTGCGAGCACCACAACATCGCCTACCAGGGCGTTCCGGTCGGCACGATCAAGAAGCACGCAACCGGCAAGGGTAATGCCGGCAAGGACGAAGTGGTGGCAGCCATGCGCGCTCTGGGTCACCCGGTGACCGACGACAACGAATCTGATGCCCTGGCGATTTTGCACTGGGCAATCGACACGCAGGAGGCCTGACATGGCACGAATCAATCTGAACGACGCCGTCGCTGATCTACATCCGGCGCCACCGCCATGCTTTCTGAACCGCTTGGAATGGGTGGAATATTTGAAGAGCGCAGCGGC